TCATTTACTATACCACCTGCTGCTGTAAAAAAAGGCACTGCTTGAACTGGAGAACCATCAGCACCGGCCAAAGCAATAGTTTTTGTGACAGCACCAGCGATTAATACGTTTGAATTGAGTGGCAGTGTAGCACCTGTTGCTGAAATTGAAATAGCTCCTGTGCCATCTGAAGAAATTGTAGCACCACCAATATTTAATGTATTACCTGAAAGGTATAAATCTCGCCATCTTTTAGATGATGAACCTAAATCAATAGTATTATTATTAAGAGGTAAAATACTTTGAGTTATAGCACCTAAATCTATATCAGCAGCATCAGCTGTAAAATTGGCAACAGTGATTATACTACCGCCATTTCTTACAAAAACTTTTTTATCCGTTACGTTAACGGCTATTTCACCATCTTCTAAATCATTTGTTGTAGGAACAGCACTAGCAGTTGTTGTTCTTTTAAGTTTTATTATAGTTGACACTCAAATCTCCAAAATTAACTATTAAAATGTTCCGCCGTCTATTTTCGTAATTGCTACTGAACCTGATGTTACTAAGAAGTTATCTGTTGGAAAGAAAGCTACACCGGCGTTTGCTGATGTTGCTAATTCTCCTGATATTCTTACAGTGTTACCTATAACAGTTGTATCTATACCTTCGCCAGCTAAAAATTCAATATTACCACCAAGTGCTACTGAACCTTGTGTAGAACTTTCATCTGTAAAGAAAATTGTTGAGTTTGCTAATTTAGCATTTGTTACGGCACTGTTCTGTATTTTAATAGTTGTAACAGCATCAGTTGCTAATTCATTAGCAGCAATACCTGAAGCTTTAACTCTTAAAGCATCAGAAGAAACTTCAATTGTTGTACCATCAACGGCAACATCTAAAGTATTACCAGTTTTTGTTAAAGCATTACCAGCACTGATTTGTCCAGCTCCTGAGAATTGAACAAAAGTAATATCTGTTGTACCTAAAGTAGGTGTGCCATTAAATGTTGTTACGTAACCATTGTCGGCATTATCTGTACCTTCTTCAACAAAGAAAAAAGCACCGCCTGTTAATTCACCTGCTGTGTCAGCATCTGGCCCTCTTGTTAAAACAAAAGCAGCAGCGCCTGAACCTGTAGTAGTTACAACGTAAATACCGTTTTGAACAGCACTTGCTTGATTCTTAATTAAAACTCTATCAGCAACCGAAACTGTAACACCGTCAATAATTAAAGCACCGTTGGCACTAGCAGTTAAAGTACCAGCTCCATTACTATAAGTAACAGTCGCTAAAGCAGCTGTTGTAGCAACTCTTACGGATGTTTTAACGTCTAGTCCATTCGCTACACTGTCAACGTATGCTTTTGTAGCAGCGTCTTGATCGCCTGAAGGATCTGATAGACTTGTAATTCTACTTGAATTTACATCTACTGTACCAGTTCCTTTTGGATCTAAAACTATATTAATATTTGAATCACTACCAGAAGAAGCGATTGTAACGCCATTACCTGTGGCTGAGTTTGAAATTTCTAATTGGTTTACAGCAGAACCAATTGTATTAAATAAAATTAATTCATTACCATTGGCATCAGCAATAAAACCATCATCTACTATTTTAGGAGCAGTAAGTGTTTTGTTACTTAATGTTTCTGTGCCAGCTAATGAAGCGAAATCAGCATCTGATACTGCTGTATTAAATTCAGCAAGAGTACCAGTAATTGTATTTGTGCTTAAAGAAATTGATTTATTCGTTAGTGTATCAGTAGAAGATTCTGTAACCACTGTGCTATCAATGTCTAAAGTAATTGTATCGCCTGATATAGATGAAGTAATACCTGTACCACCAGATATTTTTAATGTTTCACCTAAACTAATTGTAGTTGTTGATGAAGTATCATCAGAAATAGTAATTGCCGAATTTGTTAAAGATGAATTACCAATGTTTGATATTGTATTACTAGAACCACTAATTGTTTTATTTGTAAGCGTTTCACTACCAGCTAATGAAGCAAAATCAGCATCAGATACAGCCGTGTTGAACTCAGCAAGTGTACCAGTAATTGTATTTGTGTTTAAACTAATTGATTTGTTTGTTAAAGTATCTGTTGAAGATTCAGTAACTACTGTGCTATCAATGTCTAATGTAATTGTATCACCAGAAATAGATGAAGTAATACCTGTACCGCCAGCAATTTTAAGTGTGTCTGAACCTAAAGTTATATCAACTGTTGATGAACTGTCATCTGAAATTGTTAAAGTTGTAGAAATATTTTGTGTTGAAGCGCTTGTAATTCTACCTTGTTGATCTACTATGATTACTGGAATAGCTGTAGAAGAACCATATGTAGCTGGTGTAACAGCAGTGTCATCTAAATCTATATTAACAGTGTCGCCTGAAATAGTAGCTGTAATGCCTGTATCTCCAGAAATCTTTAATGATTCACCTAAACTAATTGTAGTTGTAGATGAACTATCATCAACTAAAGTAATAAATGAATTTGTAAGTGATGTATTACCAATGTTTGATATTGTATTGCTAGCACCATCTATTGTTTTATTTGTTAAAGTTTGTGTGCCTGTATTAGAAACTAAAACAGCATCAGCGTTACCTATTGTAGAACCACCTGGTAATGTTAATACGTTTGTAGCACCTTGAGAGTGTGGTTGAGATGCAATTCTTTGTCCATGTGAATTAACGTGGCAGTTTAATTGTATTTGACCAACTATACTTGAATTATCTCCTTGTATTTCTAAAATGTTTGTTGCTGGCTTAAATATAATATTTCCTGAAGCAGAAGTTGTAGTTCCACCAAGTACAGGAGATGTTAAAGTTTTATTTGTTAATGTATCTGTAGAAGATTCTGTTACTACTGTACCATCGACAGCTATAGTAATTTTATCGCCAGAAATAGTTGTATCAATACCTGTGCCACCTTCTATCTTTAATGATTCACCTAAACTAATTGTAGTTGTAGATGAACTATCATCAACTAAAGTAATTGATGAATTATCTAAAGATGAATTAGCAATGTTTGATATTGTATTACTAGAACCACTAATTGTTTTATTCGTTAATGTATCAGTTGTAGCTCTAGCAACTAAAGTGTCTGTAGCTGTAGGTAATGTTATAGTACCTGAATTAGAGATTGATGAAATTATCGGAGTTGTTAAAGTTTTATTTGTTAACGTGTCTGTAGTTGCTCTGCCAACTAAAGTATCAGTAGAAGTTGGTAAAGTTAATGTACCTGTATTACTGATTGAAGAAATTATTGGTGTTGTTAAAGTTTTATTTGTTAAAGTTTGTGTGCCTGTTAAAGTTGCTACAGTATTGTCAATGTCTAAAGTGATTGTAGAACCAGAAGCTGTTGAAGATAATCCTGTTCCACCTGAAATTTTAATTGTTTGAGATGATGGTACAGTGATAACTGTTGAAGCATCATCAGAAATGTTTATATCTGTAGAAACATTGGCAAAACTTAAAACACCAGAAGCATCGACTTGTAAAAATTGGCCATTTGTACCGGCAGCAGCAGGTAAAGTAATTGTGTGAGATGTTGTTACATCATTAGGAGATTTTAATGCTACAAAATTAGAACCGTTATTTGTTCCTTCATTAAATTTAATTGTACCACCTGTTGAAGCACTATTTCCTATAAAAAGTTCGTCTATGGCCTTATTTGAATCTACAAGAATTGCTGAAGAAGCTGTTAAAGTTCCTGTTACGTGATCTGTTAAATTTGTAAAATATTTACCACCAATGACATCTATATTTGCAGCAACGCCATTTGTTTCTGTGCCTGTTCCTATAAAAAGTCTATCGCCACTATTTCCTTGTGTACCGACTCCAAATGTTAAAGCTAATTCACCTTGTGCTAAAGCATTAGGTGCCGTTGTTCCTGAAGAACGTAAAATTTTAATAATAGTTGACATTTTTCTCCCTAAAAGTTACCAGCGTTAAATATAATGGTTCCCGTTGTTGTTTCTAATTCTGTTCTTGCTACAAATTTTTCATCACTTGCTCTGTATTGCAATAGAGCACCATCTTCTATACCTGTTGTAACCACATCTTGTAAAAGTGCCAGTTTCAAAGCACTATTTTGTAAAGCTGAACCTGATGGTAGTTGAACACTTACCTGTTGAGGTTGTCCACCTGTTTTTGGAGTAATTTTTGCTGTAACTCCGCCAGTTGTGTTAATAACTGCTTTTACCATAGGTTTACTTCTAAATTTTACTAATATTTATAATAAAACTATACTGTAAAATAATATAAAAAATTAAATAGTTGCTGATGGATAAACAGTTACTATACCTTCAACCACTCGTGTAACTGTGCTGTCGGAAGTCTTTAATATTTCAACGTCATATACATAACGGCCTTCTTCTAAACCGTTTGTTTGGTCAGCATTTAATGATATTGTAACAACACCTGTGGCTGTATTAACTGATGTTGTGAAGTTTGTTCTTGTATGTGTAGAGGCGTAACCTTTGGCCAGTTTAGCTGTTGCTGTATGGCCAGTAAGATTAAAGATACTGTCATCATCAGCCGTAACTGTTACGTCTGAAGAAAATGAGGCACCTTGATCGATTCTAAGGTTAGCTATTGCGGCCATTTTTTACTTCTTAATCTTTGCTATTTCTTCTTTAATTTTGTCGTTATAATAAGAAGTTAATACATCTATTTTTTCAATTTCGATTGTATGTCTAGTTCTGCTTTGTTGTATCTCTTGTCTAGCCATTATTACATTTTTTAAATAAACACTTAGTTCTTCTTCTTTATATACTACGCCGTCAATTGTTATATCTGCCATACTTTACTCACTTTCTTTATTATTGAAATTTATATCTGATTACTACTATACCTTTGCCGCCTGTTCTACTTTCACCTGCAGCTCCACCTGAACCTCCGCCTGTATTTTCTGTACCTGATTGTGAAACTTTATCAGGTTCTGATAAATTTCCGCCATTTCCTCCGCCTCCTGCTCCGCCAAGTCCTTGTGGAATGGCTGCAGGTGCACTAATAGCTTGTAAATATCCACCTCCGCCTCCGGCAAAATATCTTCCTGGTGCTGGACCTGGTGTTCCATAAGAAGGAGCTGTTGGGCCAAAAAAATCTGTTGCTATTGGAGAACCTGATCCTCCAGGTCCTGCTGGTCCAGGTCCAGGTCCTGCCGATCCTGATCCACCTGCTCCACCACCTCCACCACCTGATCTTCTTGGATTATAAGTACCTGGTCCACCAGGATTACCTTGAGAAGGACTTACTGGAGGAGTATTTCCTGATCCTCCTGGTTTAGAAGTATTTACACTACAAGTACCAGCACCACCTCCTGACCCACCTGATCCACCAATAGGAGCTTCATATCCTCCTCCACCCCCACCGCCAGCAGATGTGATTGTGCTGAATACTGAATTACTGCCCGCTGTTCCTGTATCTTGAGGAGGTTGACAACTAATTCCTCCGCCACCTACGGAGATTGGATAAGTTGTTGATGTTACAGGAAAAGATCCAGCATTACATCCTGGACTTGGAAAAGTTGTTCTATAACCACCTGCTCCACCTCCACCACCATAAATACCGGAACCTCCTCCTCCGGCCACAACTAAATAATCTACATTATTAGGTCCACCTGATGCATTTCCTAATTGTGAAACTGCAAAAGATCCATCGCCTGTAAAAACATGTGTCTTAAAATTTCCACTTGTTAAAATTGTACCACCTGTTGCTGTTAAGAATAAAGCTTCTCCTAAATCGGCCACATTTGACTCGTCTTGATAAACCCAACCCTTAGTAGCATCAACATAAACAAGTGTAATCGAAGCACGATTTGTAGAAATTAAAGAATTATTAGCTACGCCTTGAATATTATGGCCGTTTCTTGCTATCGTTAATTTATTTGTAGCAAAATTTTGAGCATAATCAACAATTGCAATTGTATCGCCTCTTGTTGCTGAAATAGGAAGTGTAAAGGTATGAGCAGCTGAAGTTGTGTTGATAAAATAACCACGGCCTGCTACACCTGTTGTGCTCGTTGAACCATCGGCCACTATTACAGTTTGCCAGTCTAAACTTCCAGCACTTACACTGCCACCTAAAGAAATACTTGAACCATTAATTGTTAAAGTTGAATTGGCTAACTTAGCGTTGGCTATAGAGCCGGCCAACATAGCATTTGAAACACTTGTATTTGGTAATGTAACCGTTTTCGAAGATAAATCTAAAGTTGAATTAAGTTTGTCTGCTGTGATTGTGCCTGTTGCTATATCAGCGGCTACAATCGTGCCATCTTCGAGTTTATCAGCATCAATAGAGTTGTCTGTAATGCCGGATTTTGTTACTTTAGTTAGTGCCATAGTTTTTTAATTCTCTCTATATTTATAA